CCTTGCAGTAGTCCACAACGGGTATAGCAGGACTCGAACCTGCGACACATCGGTTAACAGCCGATCGCTCTACCAACTGAGCTATACACCCGTAGGATGCCTTTTATTGACATCCTTTACCCTATCCGCAATCGGGTACTGACACTAAATATAGATTGCTGAATCTATTTTTGTTTGTTTTGCAGATCTGCGGATATCTGCGTTTTGTGATATCACTCCGTAGCACTTCCACGGCATTCCGGATTTTTAATATTTACCATGATATGCTACTAAACCGTGTGCAGGGATCGAACCCGCTTGTCCCAACTGACCACGGCGTAAAAACACCGCCAGACAAGAAAGGGTAAAAGTCCGGCGGTGTTCTGAATGTTTGGAAAGATTGTTTTAGAACAATATACAATCGTTCTAGGATAATTATAGCATAAGTAAAATATAAATGCTATAAATCTTTAAGCTGTGCGCTTATAATCTGCGATACTCGCGCCTGGGTATATCCAATTTCATCTGCGACTTTTTGCTGGGTTTTCCCCTCAAGATAGTGCAACTCAAATATCTCTTTAATCTCCGGATCATCAATCCCATTTATGTAGTCTTCGACTTCTTCTTGCTCTTTCAGGATCCGCAGCCTGTCCGCTTCTTTTCGCCTAATCTGCTGTCTTACATTCTCGTCTTCGTAAGGATCATACATCTGGACTGATGTTCGCACTTCCGTGTATGGGAAATCTGCACTGGATCCTGTTACTTTCCCCATAACAACAGTTGGTTCCCGTTCGCAGAGTTCTTGTATCTGGTTCTCAATCCGGATAAGTCTATCTTTGTTTGGTTTGTACTTTTTCAGTGTTTTCTTGTCCAACTCTATCACCTCCCGGGATTCGCTCTTTTATGTTGTATTTCTCTGCTATGTACTCCACAGCGTCCTTATTCGGCCTCTGTGCACTTTTAAAGTCGCACTTAAATGGTTCATGCCCCTTTTGCTTTAAAGCCGTCTCACAGGGCTTCCTCGTTGCCATAGTGTACGCTTCAATCTTTCGGATAACTCCTGCTATCTCCTTTCTACGTTTCATGCTCTCTCTGGTCATGCCGTCACCTCGATCTGTTCTCCTGTCAGCTCTTCCAACTTCTGTTTCATTTCTTCCACAGTCATTTTCTTCGATTCGGTGCGTTCCCAAATGAGTTCTAAGTTATAGTCCGAAAGCATATCTGCAAAGTTGTTATATTCTTGGATTGCGTAGACACCAACAATATCGAGATCTTTAAAATATCTGTGTGTCAAATCTTCTCGAAAGCAGTTTTGATCCGCATATCCATTTTCTCCGATTAATGCTTCGCTTATCACCATTCTCTTGTCACCATTTCGATGTTTCACTACCATCCCATCTTTCAGATCTGCCTTGGTAAATTCTTTCTGCATGTAATCACTCCATTCCAGGATTTTATAATTGCACTTTTCTGCAAAATCTAAAGATGAATATTCTCCATAACCGTAATAACATGTTCTTTCGTTGTGCGCATCATATTTTGTATTTTTCAAATAACTTTTTCCGTTACACCACTTCATCCTATGTTTGTGCATCTGCTTGCAGAAGTCTTTCGCTTCTTCCTCAGTCTTACAGTGCACCGCAATCTTATTGTATTTATTTTTAAATTCTTTCCATTTAAACTTTTTCATCTTCCTACCTCACTATCTTTCGCACAATCCAATCCAAAAACACCACAAATAACAGTATCGGGAATCCCGCAGCCATCAGGTAATCCGCACCTTCTAGTTTTACATCCTCTTCCAATCCTGTCTTTAAAGTAATCACGGTTCCCAGCACCAATATGTAGTAAATGGCCAGGAATGCGATTGTGATTAAAATGTCCATGTTATTCCTCCTTGTATGGTTTTGGAAGTGGCTGCCATGCTATAATTCCATCCGCTTCTCCGAACGCTGCGTCTAAGTCCGCATCATACTCTACTAAATAGATGTATTTCCCATCTGTGCATAAAACTTCTTTTCCATCCTCCGGCAGCCTCTCTCCCACCGGGATCCAACCGTCATTATTATCCAGAACTTCGTCCATGTGGGAACGAATTATATTTCTGCACCATACTAGCTCTTCATATCGACCTTGTATTCTTCCGGCTTCATAACATTCCTCACCATCCAGAAAATCATCATCTTCATTGACTGGAATGTTTTTAACCATGTTCACACGTTCTTCAATCTCTTCTAAAATCTTCTCTAGTACGTTCATTTACTCCGTCTCCTATATTTCTTATCCATAACGCAATAACCTTTTTCACAATAACATTCTGTTGATTTATAGTAGTTTTTATAATATTTGCATTTTATGCACTCTTTTTTCATTATTCCACCTCCAACAACTCTGGATTATCAAAAATGTTTCCGACCGATTTATAATCTCTCCCATGTAATGTCTTTCCGTAGCTAAACCCTATTGGATATTGTCCTATGCATGTATTGCTTATAGGCACAACCCCAAAATCAGCATACTCTTTTCTCCAAATGACTTTATATAATCCACATTCTTCTTTTCTTTTATTACATTCAACAATATCATTCTCCCAAATCTTCTCGCCGTTCTTGTCGGTAAGTCCTGTGTATTGGCATATGGTGTCTGAATCGCATCTATAACACTTTTCTCCACGCACATCTACAATCCAGATTACATCATCATATTTCGTATGCTCTAAATCTCCTTCCACCCATTCTCCATTATCTATTCTCTTTGCTTTAAAAACTATATTGCGTATTTCCATACATATCCTCCAGCTGTTTTAGTTCTCCCTTTTAAACAATCTCCAATATTCCCGTCAGATATATTTAATTCTCTAGCAGCTCCTATTATTGAAGAATGCTCTTTTATTAAAATACCATCTTTGCTAAATTGAAGTACCTTTTTACTATTCTTCTTGCCAATTCTGTATTTTGACGTTCCATAATTCATATTGTATTTTTGCGTGCACCATTCTAGGTTTTCCAAGCAATTATTTTCTGGGTGTTACAACGCATTTTATTTGATGCCATAATTTGCAGAATTCGGAAAATTAAAACATCCCATTTTTAGCCTTGTTATAACGGTAATAATTTTTTCTATTACTGTTATAACAAGGATTCCAGGGGTTCGGGGATGGAAGATCCCCGTATTATTTCTGCACTATTTATTTTTCTGAAAATGGCATATTATAATGTGCTGATCAACACCACCCTTGTACCACATTGGATTGCTGCCATAGAAGTTATTGCCTACATTGTACGGTACATCTGCAATAATCAGCTGTGCTGGCTGAATTCCATATTTTTTATAATTCTGCATCGAATCTCTGTATAATTCACACTTTAGTTTTTTTCTCATTTTTTTCTCAGAAGCCCGGTATACCCTTGCCCCGGCCGGAGGCTGGCTCCTTTCTATTTTTCGCTTATTTTTTATAACCTACTGTAAATACCTCCGCATTAATATCCGGTTTGGATTCGACATCGCCCTGTTGAGCCGGCAACTGGTCCGCACCCAGCCCTCGTGAAACTCCATGTAATTTGCAATGTTTCCAAAGATATCCTTGACCGAAGCTTCCTGTTTCTTTGACTCAGGCAGCATATCATTGTCTTTTAAAAAGTTTTTGAACGTTTCAATACTTGCATCGATTCCGCTCTCTTCGCTTATTGCTGCATAGATGTTCTGGATCGTAAGTCCGTATTCGATCATGTACTTAATTTCTCCCTTGTACGGTTCGTATTGTTTTCTTTTATTTTCCATCTTTCTTAACCACATCCTCTTGTTTGCTATTACCCTCTTTTTCACTTCTTTTCCGGTAATATCCTCAAGCACTCTGCAGATATGCTCATCCGTGCATCCGAGTTTTACCATCTCTTCGATCTGGAATTTGTACGGATCCAGAAAGTGTGCTGGTCTACTCATTTTCAACCTCTCTTTCCAGCCACTCTTTTTGGCTCTTGTACAAATTCAGGTATTTATCACGGTTTTCTTCGTACAGATCGTTTTCTAAATCCTCATCTATTCTTGTAAGTATCATCTTGACTGCGGAGATTTCTGGTGTATCAATTTCTCCTGTTATGTTGTTCAAATGATCATTGTTCGTCATTTCCCTCTCACCCTATTCTTTCTCTTCCGCTTTGTGATGCCGCGCGTAAACAAATCCATATTTCCGTGTCTCAATCCGATAGGCTGTTTCCTGTAGACTCTAAAGCCGTATCTTTTTCTGTTCATGTTTACTCCCTTTCTAAGCTCCACCATGCTTTCGCGTTCTTTCCATATCCGGTTGTCTGTATCTTTATTTTCAACTCGTTTCTCGCTTTCATGACATCTGACCGTTTGATTCCCGCGGCATCCGACTCCATGAGCAGCTTCGCTCCGTCATATCGCCCACCTGCCATTTTATCTTTTAACCATTCCACCGCCTTGTCATAATCGGTCTTAGATACCTCGTTGACCTTGTCCTTAATCTTTTCCAGTTGGATAGTGTTGGTGTTCAGCTTGTTCCAGATTTTCTCAAAATTCTCCTGCATGATTCTGCGATTCTCTAAAATCTCATCTCTGATTACTGTAAGAGCCTGTGCTGCGGTCATCCCTTTCTTTTCTGGCTCTTTCACCAGACTTCCCGGTTCAAGTCCGAGAAGCAAGCACATGGTTCTTTCAAAATCTTCTGTCTGTTCCGGGTTCTTTGCCATATTGCAGACAAAAGACTTGCTTCTCCCGAGTTCTGCCGAGAATTTTTCTTTCGTCTTGCCCTGCTTTTCTAGTTCCTTGCAGAGCAGAGCGTAATTTATCGTTACTTTCTTTGGTTCCATAGTTCCTCCTTAATTCGAATTCAACAGCTGCTCTTCCAGAGAGTCCATGTCGTATCCTCTGCGTTCAAAGTTATTTAAGTTTCTGCTTACCGGCGGTTTTGTTGGTGCTTTTTCCGTCTGCTCTTGGTTAAGATAATCATCAAAATTACCGCCGAACAGGGTTTTTGGTCTTAGATATATCCTCATATCCTTAATGCCGCGCTGTAATTCCTCTTTTGTCGGCTTTCTGCCCCACTCATGGTATTTTTTATCAATCACCGTCTTAAAGTCATCCAGAGTGTATCCTTCATTGAATCTGGCTTTTATTTCCTTCTGGTTACTCTTAACATCCCACCTTAGTTTCTTGCCTGTCTTTTCATTCAGGTAAGTTATGATCTCTTTGTACGGGACATATATATTATTATCTTTTTCTTTATCTTCTTCTTTATCTATATCTGAAACAGCGACGTCAGACGTTCTTTCAGACGACTTGTCAGACGATTTTTCGATCAAAGCTCTTTGTTTGGCTCTTCTTTCCTCTTGGTACAGCCTGTCACGCTCTTTTTTCCGTTCATAAGCATCCAATGTCTGGTGCTTATTCCAGTTCGGGATCGTGATTATTCCCTCCACTATCTCAATCATTTTAAATTGCTCAAACGCGTTCAGAGCCAACTTTACAGTGGATTCATTCATTCTAAAGATTGTAGCCAGCATCTTGTCTGTGTAGTGAATCTTGTCATTCATCAGGAATACACCACCGTTATTCTTTTTCCCGGCAAGGCATAGTAGCTTGAACCAGACTGTTATAATTGCATAAGCATCTGGCAAAGCCTCTATCAGCAATATCTTTTCATCATCAAAGATATCCGTTGCTATCTTTATCCACTTTACTTCTGCCATCACTCATCCTCCGCAATATAGACCACCACGCAAGGTGTGTCCTAATATACCTTTTCAATCTCCAGACTGGTCACCTGCTTATCATCCGTATATGCAACTCCATTCAGTCCATCCAAAATGATTTTTGCAATGTTGTCTAAGTCAGGCTTCTTATTCGGCTTTATTTCTCCTTTTAAAGCCCTATCCTTATTCTTCTTAGACCAGCTCTCTGGAATCGGAAATTTCGCTAAAATTCGAACTCTCAGAGTGATGTCCGTGTAAAGCACGCCTATGCTCTGCTTGTAAATCCTTGCAACTTCCTTTTCGTATTTTTTGCTTTCGTCTGGTGTATATGTAATGACCTTAAATCCGGCTCTGCGGAATCTCGGTCTTGCTTTTCCAACCGGTTTGCCCGGAATTGTAATTACCATTTATTCTCCTTTCTGCTCCCGGAATTACCGGGAGACAATGAATCTGGCTTACTTAAGGTATTTGTGACGTACTACACAGCAGCCATGAATGGGTTACAATTTATAGCAAAGGTTTAACCCTTACTAACATAGTGAAATTCTTGTCGGAACTGCTCTTCTGTCCCGTAGTGCTGCAGATAATATTCCTTGCAGCGTTTTCTTAAGTCTCGGTCAACTTTCACTGCTTGTTTACTGGCTTTCGTTCCGTTTGGATGTAAATCCGGTCTCAATGGAGCAATAAAACCATAATCCTCCGAAAGCTCAATTTCTTTTGATGTGTGGCTAAAAATATGATGCCTCTCCACTCCGTAAGCTCCGGTGTGCATGCAGTGATCCATATCCTCTGTGAATATGCTCCACAGCTTCTTTGGTCTGCCGGACGTCCTCTGATGTCCTTTTTTCTTTTTCTTGCGCTTTGGCTTAGGGAATGCCATGTCACTGTAATCAATGCTCATAGTTCAATCCCCCATTTCTGCCTAAGCTCCTCTTTTTCATCCGGTGTCAGCAGATCTGCATCCGGTATACCAACCTCTCTGCAATCTTCCAACACACCCTTGATGAGCCGGCTCATTTCCTTGCTGTTGTACTTGCTTGAGCCTTTGAAACATTGTAAAGTGTGCAGCGTCTCAGCTCTTCCCTGCAGGTCTTTTACTTCCTGCGCTCCACGGTCTATCACGATCCGGAACACCGACTGTGCCAGATAGATATCCTTCTCCCGGAGCGGTATGTACTCGAAAGCGCCGTGGGATTTTAATTCATTCAGGTACGCTTGCCATCTGGTAATATCCAGCTTGTCTGCTAATTTATCCAGCAACACCCACAAATAAGAGTTTGCATCAAGGCTTCTTTTTGCTCTGTATGGCTTTATTTCGAGTGTTAATTTTTTATAATCTTTCAGTTCATCATAGGCTTGTCGGAAGTCCTCTTCGGATTCGAATAGGATGGTGTGGCAATCTATCAAACGGCCTTTTAATCTTCCTGTGAACCTCATTATTCTTCTCCCATATTTCTCATAAGCTTTTTAAATTGCTCCACTGTCAGTTCTCGCAAACCCGACACCTTATAATGCCGACACACATTCGCTATTGTCTGCTTATGCCTCGGAATGCAAATTTCCAGTGTTTTTACCTGCGATTCGGTCACATAGTTTTCGAGAGGTTCTTCTTGACTAGCAGGATTATAATTTCCGACATTTCTACCAAGCGAAAATACTACTTTTCCGGTTTTCTCATTTTCGATTTTCAGGGCATCTATGTTTCTTTCTTTGTCATAGCCAACATAACTTACTCGGAAACGATCATAACAAGTGCTTCCGTTACCATTCTGTTTCGCGGAAATTTCACATTTATCAGATGGGATCCAAATAAACGGAGCGGTATATAACTCTCTTCCAATTCCCCAATTAAAGCAAGCTCTCTTAAAGCTGTCGGATGCAAGACCCTTTTCTTTTTCGGTAAAGCTTTCTGTTCCCGTGTCTTCTTTTGGAACCCAGATGCCTTTATCATCATCCCATATACTCACGGTGCAGTTTGCGTTGTCTCTGCTGTGTTCTCTTTTCCAATTTAACTTTCCTACAGTTTCATCCAAGATATTCATGTCGCACCTTGCGTCTTTATATAGTAGCAGCGATATCCCATTACTCTTCACCGTTGCGATACGGCATTCAATCTCATTCGCTTTTAATGTCCTAAATTCCATATTTCCACCCTACCGAATCTGAATATTATTATTCTGCACCAATACAACGCCAGAGAGTTCACCCCCATCTTTCAGTGCCTTTTTCACCTTTGTTTTATCAATCTCAGGATCAGCAAATTTTAAGTATTCCTTGTCCAGTTTTGAAATGTCTTGCACCTCTACACTCTCTGATTTTCGATAAGAAATGCTGACTCTTGGTGTCTTAAATTTTTCACCACATAAATAACCAGACAGGTATTCTTTCAAGTTTCTTGCCTTGTTTTCACATGTTTTCTGGCGGTCAGCCAGTTTGTTTTTCTCTGCTTTGATTGCTTCTGCATCAGATAAGAGGTTTTTGATCCAGAGAGCAATTCCCTCTACCTTTTTATCAAAATCCATCTGCAACTGTGCCAGTTTTTCCGGATCAATAATCTCTCCAGTCTCCTGATCTACGCAATTTAAAATCTCTTCATCAATCTCGTATAATGTTGCCATTTGTTATTTCCTCCATAAAATCACAATAATTCTGATAGTGCCTTTTGCGTACCCTAAAATATCTGTCTTTTTCAGCCGCTTCTTGATCTGTTATTTCTTCCAGTTCTTCTGTATGTTTGTACATATTATTTGCCCGCCATATCTGCTGCTTTTTCCAGTAATACTTTTGCCAAAACGATTGCATCATCTAGTTGCTTATCTGTTGTAATCCCGTCAAACAAATCGTAATCTCCATTCGCGACAAATCCGTTTTCTTGTGCGCACAAAAGTATTCTGCTCCCGTAGTTTGAAAATTCAATGTTTACGTACGGATACCCATTCCTACCTTCTCCACGTTCTTGAATTTCAAGGACTACGTCTAAAAGTTCATGTATTTTCTTTCTATCCATTGCTTATCCTCCTACTCATCCTTGGACAATCTAAACTCCATCAAATCTGCCAGCATCAAATATTCCTTTGCCAGTCGGCTGTCTCCGTGTCGTTCTTTCACCTTTTCTCTAAATTCATTAAGTGTTCCATAAAAACATCCACATCTCACGCTGATTCCGCCGTCTTTCGTGCGGAAAAATGTTGTCGTCCTATTTCCCGATCCGAAGCAGCTTGTAGCAGAATAATCACGGCAGTTTTGAACCCGAGCGTCACCGGATACCCAAGCGTCACCGTATACCCGAGCGTCACCGGATACCCAAGCGTTACCGGATACCCAAGCGTTACCGTATACCCGAGCGTCACCGTATACCCGAGCGTCACCGTATACCCGAGCGTTACCGTATACCCAAGCGTCACCGGACTGATCAAGGTTCTCTTCTTTCTCTACAAGGCCACCCAATTCTCCTTCTTTTACGTCACCAAACGACACAAGAGCCTTGATTCTAAAGAGCTTCTTTCCTAAAAAAGTTACAAATTCGCTGGTTAATTCAAATTTTTTCATTTACATTTCTCTCCTTTTCGTCTACAATTTAAATGATTTAATTTCTTGAGTGCTCGAGGGTTGCCGCCCTGTGACAGCACTCTTTTTAATACCCAAACACCAGATACCACGCCAGCATCACCAAGATAAACCCGATCACCATCGCACCAGCTCTGATCCAATAAGGCTTGTCCTTTGGTTCCGGCAGATCTACCGATACAGACCGGATATCCCAACCGTTTAATGCATTGGGCTGTTGAGTAGTCTGGCAGTGGTAGGTTCCTTTAATCTCCATGCTTGTCCTCCCTTCTACCGCCTAAGCGGTTTCCTCTTCTGTCCTCTTTTCGAGTGTGTAATCAATTTTCACATGTTCTTGCTCTTCAATTAGAGATATCAACACTTGTATGATTTTTTCCATATCTGGCTTCATGTCATCACCTATCTTCCTCATAGTTTCTTGCGGTCAGAGCTTTCCGGTTTAGCTTTTCTGCAAACAGTTCAGCGTCCGGAAGATCTCTGATCTCCACCTCTTTACCGTTAATTACTACGATGTTTTTTATAGTCACTTGCACCACCTCTCTAATATGTATGATGGTTAGATTGTCCGAGATATGTTGTCCATTCAATCCTATTTACGCTTCGTTCCAAACCTATCAATTATCATGTCTGTCACATCGGTAACAAAGTCCATGTTGACATCAAGTAAATGATCAACAGCCTTTTGGATAATACTCATAGACTCCCGTGTCACTACAAGACTTGTAACGATTGATGTTATGATCGAGCAGATAACGCTTGCTATTACAATCTCCATGTCAGTCCTCCAATTCTATAACCAGCGCGTTAATATTGGTTCTTATTGTTTTCACGTGTTTTTCCAAAAAATTTGGATCTTCTCCAGAAATGCTTCCAGGTTCATATACATTTACTGCCGTACCCATTCCTTTTTGGTATACAACTTTCACGAGTGCATCGTCGGAAATTAAATTTACCAAGTCCGCCAACCTCAATCCAGATGGCTTGTCCGCCTTAATAGTTCCAACTTTGATATCGGACGGCTTATCGTCCTTACAAAAAACCCGAACATCCATATTTACTGTAAGTTCTGCGATATCATCTCTCTCTTTCTGTTCTAATTTGTATGATTTCACGCATTTAAGTTTCTTGCCGTCTAAAAATAATCCATTGTCGATTTTTACGTTGCTAAACATTGTCTTTTTCCTCCTTATTTAAATTCTGACTGAAGTACTTCTATCTTCGGAATCAGTTCTTCCAGAGATTGACTTATCTCCTGATCAGTACTCCGAGAATCCATGTAATAGTCATGAATAGTTGAATACTGTCTTGACATATTCACAACTGAAAATGAAGAAAAAATAACAAAGACAACAAGTGTTACAAGCAGATAGAGGATCTTATGTTTTAGGCTATCTACTTCTGTTTTAAGTCCTTCTACCTCTTTTTTTAACGCATCAAACTCGATTTGATCCATTCTCTGCGATTGAGCATTGAACATCTTTCCTGTACGTTTTTCTGCTTCTTGAAATGAATCCATTCCCGGTGTTCCCGGACTTCCACTCCAACACATTTTCCTTTTCCTCCTTTTCTCCTATGCAACTCCGTATTTAATAGCCAACTCTTTTACGATAGCCGTATATCCCTCAATCAGCTTCTTATCATCAGCGATCACATCCAGATAATTCAATTTGTCTCTTCTGGATTTGCAAACACCCTCATCTGCCATTCTTCTGCGCTTGTTTGTGAGTCTCTGCTTCACATTCACTCCCATGCGTTTTTCTAACAACTGATAGGATTCCCCTCTTACATCTTGATAAGACTTGCTGTCTCCGCACTCCATACCGATTTTTCTCAAGATTCTTCCGGTATCTTCTCTCCATGACGTTGTATCGATTGCAACAACCTCACGGATGCTTTCGATCCGTTCTTCCACGTGCTCAAGCTTCTCTGCCTGACGCTTCTGCTCAATTTCCAAGTTAATCATGACCTGTAACTGCGGTGAGAGTTCTTGTGTGGCAAGAGATGCCGCTTTGTATTTCTTTTCTACCCGAATGAAATATCTGCGTACTTGCTTTCCTTTTTCGTTCCGCTCAAGCATTGCCATTTCTTTGGCAGTATCCAGTTTGATTATGTATTCCTTCTGCGTTCCGCCGTTTACTAAATTTTTAGTAAGCGTATCAAAATCTTCTTTCTCGCAAGCATCTACGTCTCCAAGTCTATTTTTAACCCAATCGTTAAATCTGCTTTTAACTCCAAGAACCTCATGCAGTTCTGAACCGTATACTACTTTTTCTCCTGTACTTGTCTCGTATACTGGGACAAGTTCATTTTCAATTACTTTTAATTCGTTCATTTGATCTCCTTTTGTACATTTTATTCAGTTCCTTTTCAATCTTCATAAGACGCACTACGCTTACAGCTTGTACTATTGTTGCTGCAATAGTAGCGATACTTCCAAGTACTTCCAACATCACTCTTCCATCTCCTTTTCCATCAACTCAAGCTGTTCCATCTTCACTCCGTCACGGATTAACTGCTTTCCTCTCTTCTCATGGCATCTGAGTTGATACAAGTTCTTTGTCGGATGCTTTACTGGAATGGATATCCATTTCCGCTGCAGAATGTCGTAGCGCATTAATCGAAATTTCAAATATTTTCGGTTTGTCAGAATCTATAAAATAGATTCTGGCTTTCCTGAAACTCCTGGTTCCATCCCACAGTTCATATCTATAATAGGTCTTTCTCCAATTTCTTTAAAAATACGCTCTTCCATCTCCTTGACCGGAATATCTTCTTTTAGAATTTTTAATAAATATTCTTCTCTGTTTTCTGTATCTACGCCTATCTTCATTTTTCTTTTTTCCTCA